ATCTTTTTAAATACTGCCTTCAAAAGTCTTTTAAACTCAAGCTGGTAGCTTCTTACCGGCATATCATTGTTGTCTCCTGCCGCAAATAACTGTAACATCATAAATTCTTTGTTCTTCATCTTCACATTCTCCTTTACTTATACTTTGCAATTCGCTTGTCAAATTCAGATAACTGGCTTCCTGAGTTTGCCATAGTTTTTGGCGTAGTTCCGGTTGCCCTGGCAATCTCGGCTTTCTTAAGCTGGGATTCTACGATTTTCATGAGAGTGTCAATTCTTGCATTGGTATCTGCCTCATCGGCTCCTACGACAAAATCAAGAACGTCTTGTGTTGCTTCGATGCCTTTCTCTGCAAGCACCCCTGCCGCATTTCTGCCAAGCTGATTTCTTACAGACTCTGCCTGCAATCTCTCATTTTCTTTCTTTAACTTGTCCAGTTCGTACTGCTGTTTCTGTTCTGCATTCATCTTTGCGACTTTTGCCGCTTCTTCTGCTTTCTGGTCAGCATCCTCCTGCCACTTCACTTTCGCATTGCCTAGTGCAGTTTCGATTGCTTTATTGACTCTTCTGTCAAATTCCGCTTGATTCTTTCCGTCTTTTAAAAAGTCCTCAAACGTGTTGCCGGAAGTCCCTTGACTTTCCTCGTTGCCATGTGTTTCTTCGCCGTTCGCGCCGGATCCATCGCCTTCCGCCCCAATTCCTTCGTTCTCGGCAAATAATTGTAATGCCATAAATTCTCTAAGTTTCATGTTAACTTCTCCTTTCGCCCCAGTCCATCCATTGTCCAGACTATTGCATCGAATCATAGTTTTACGAGGTTTCGCTCACTTCCAGTTACAATACCCGGACATACTCCGGGAACTCATCGGCAATCAAACAAACGCCAATGAAAAAGGAATCTACCAAAGTTTTTGATTTCTCCGATAGATTCCTATGATTTATATCAACCCTTCCGGGGGATATGCTGTATTCTATTTCGTCATCCGTCAATTCTTCAATCGACTTGATCAACGTCTGTGTGAGTGCTGTAACAGCCGCACAAACAATATCTTTTCCAGGTTCTGCATACCTGGCGTGTCCAGAGATTTTAATTCGCTCTGGACGGATTCTTACCTCAATCAATCGTTATCGCCCCCCTTCGGCGTGAAACAATTGTGGATTATCGCAATGTAGCATATACAACGCATTTCCAAGTTTCTCAACCTGCTTCTCTTCCAGTTCAATACTGTACATTTCATCAAGTGCATGCAACAATTCATGTACTAAAGTCGATTTTTTCTGTTCTTCTGACGCATCTGCATTCAGGACGATTTTCTCTGGGAGATACTGTATCAGCCCATACAAATCGCCTTCTTCATCATGTAGATTCTGTTGTTCTTCTACTGTATATTCTTTATATAAAACTTTTACTTTCTCTGGTATGCTCATATCATTCACGCTTCCTTCCTTAAAAATAGGTATAAAAATACCACCAGCCCGCTCGACCGATGGTATCTATCTTGGATTTAAATAACCGTTTTCATATAAAAATCTTCCTTCTTCAATAGTTAATACCGAAAAGGGATTAGGTATGCTATCATCTTCTTCTACTGGTCCATCATATTTATATTCCGATGGAACAAATCCAAGTTTTTCACAAATTCTTTTATATTCTTTTTCCTTCTCCATCATAACACCTCCAAACAGACCCCCGCATCTACAAACTGCTTCTTTACTTCATCAGTATATCCTGTTCTTTCTAAGTTATCAAGTGCAAAATGTGCTAATACTTGATTAAACTTTTCCTCATCAACGAAATATTTATATATTTTTCCATCATGACACACTACTACTCCACACTTATATTGCCTGTATAAGCATGCGAGCAAGTCTCCCATACTTGGAACGCTGCTTCCTGGATGATTATGTATTCCAATGATGGTATACGGCTCTGCATCTTTCAGCATTGCGTCCATTTTCTTATTCGGCTTTGCACGACTTTCAGCATTATAATCCTTATTGATTTCATATTTTCCCGTTTTTTCATCAATATATGCTAAATCTTCAAACTTTGTTCCTGATCTGTGGAGTAACATATCTTTCGAAAGCTTCCATATATTTCTGTTGACCTTTGTTATATTGGAAATCTTATCAATTCGTCTTCTGTATTCTGGAGAATTAATGAGCTTTGAATCAACAACTGTATTTTTGTACTTATACTTCGTCTTGCTTTCTTCTTTCTCTCTCCTATTTTTCCATTCCTCAAAATTCATCCCATGTTTAGAATACCCATCCAACCACTCTCGATACTCTTTATCGTCCATATATGCTGCTGTACTGCACCGGCAACGTGGATGCATTGGATGTGCATTTTCTCCTGGCATCATTTTTGATACTTTAAAATGTTTTCCGTCTAAAGCCCTACAGATCGGGCAGGCAGTCGGCTCCGCGATAAACTCATACTCATCAAATCCATTGCGGATATAAGACTGTTTCTGCGCTTCTGCCTGCACCCTTGACAGTTCCGTTATCATCAGTCGCTCTGCATTTTCCCGGCTTACTCCAAACAGTTTGGTAAGATGTTTTGCCAATACTCTTGGATTCTTTCCCTGTATCAGACCTGTTTGTAAGAGTTTCGCCAGTTCTGCTTTCATCATATCCTGGTACATCCATATACGATCCGAATATTTTGCATTATGGAATGAAGCATTTACGATCGAATGTGCCATCTTCGCATTGTTCTGAATGGATTCCCCTAAGATACCTGCCTGCCTTTCAAATTCTTCCAGCGTTTTCTCCGTCAGGATCTGGTCAAAATACTTCTGCAACGCATCAAATCCACCGACAAGATGTATTCCGATATTAGCTTTCAGCATTTCCAGCCGGTTGATTTTCATGGCTGCATTGTAAAGCCTCATTTCCTCATTGGCTTCCTTCAAAAAATTTTTATCCTTTACATACTGTGCTGCTTTCCGGCTGTACGCATCAATGTCCATTTTGGATACCCGCTTTTTCGCTTCTGTAATCGAGATCCCCTCTGCTTTTGCGTATTTTGTATAGAATCCATTTATTTCTTTTTGGATCTCATCCATCATGTTCACATAGATCTTCCCGATCTCTTTTACATATTCGGCTTCATCCCTAATATTCTTCTTTCGCTGCTCTTCTTCCCTATTCTTCCAGTACGTCCTGCTGCTCATCTGCCGCACCTCCGAACATCCGTTTTTCTACGATTGTTTTCTGTCTCTTTTTTTCATCCTTCTCCATTCGATCCATTTCCTCGGAAACATCTTTTACAATAGACAGAACAGAAAGCTGGGTCTCCTTTGACACAACATCTTCAAGTGCCTGTGCTGTCTGCGCTTCTTCGAGGAGATTTTTCGGGATATTTCTGCTCATTGTAAAATCAATATCTTTCCATGCATCCTGATCAGATACATTCGTTGCAAGAGAGCAAAACAGCTTATATCGCTTTCTCATGGACTTTTCAATTTTACGGTCGAATGTTAGTGCAAGATTGCTCATGGACTGTAATTTGTATGCAAGGGATGTTCCAGAAGCGTTTCCAAAAGAATCATCCGAAATATTTGCTACCATACTTGTCTGATAAATCAAATCCTCAAGCCGATTCAAAAGATTTTCCTGCGTTCCGTCTGCAGTTGGTTTGCCAAGAAACTGCACGATAATATCTTTTGCACTTTCCGTACCATAAAGATTTATAATTCGATTGTCCCGGATCTTATAAACACCATCCTCATCCAGCTCGGCGCCAAGCACTGCTAGATATGCCTCTGCGAAAGAATCCACATCATTTGCCTTTTCTCCTATTACTCTGTTATATGTTTCTACCATGCCGGATACTTCTTCATAAAGTCCGATTCTCTCATCATTTAACATGTATTCTACACAATTAATACGACCATAGGGATTCGGTATGCTCTCCTGCATGATTTCCCCCTCGAATGGGATGATTTTCTCTCTTGTCAGTATTTCTCCGTGCCTTGTGACTTTATCATCTTTATATCCATATCTGATAGCAAATAGTGCACGGTTCTTTACGGTATCATCATAGACGACAAACAGTTCTTTTGGATTGCATATCACGGTCTTTGTCTTTGCCTCTTCATCCTGGTAAAAATACTCAAATGCATGTCCATAAATACAGCATTTCTTCGCAAGCTCGTATTCCTGATCAGAAATATCATTATCTCTGTCGAACTCAATAATTACATCTTTAATCTTTGTATCCGGATGTGATTTTTTCACCGGAATCCCATAGGCATATCCCAAAAATGTTTCAGTGATGTACCGTGGAAAATTTACTGCCAGTCGGTTATCCGGCTTCCATGATTCCTTTTCCGGAAGATGGAATACATCGTGAAATCCTTTGTATAGATTTTCAAGGTAGTTATATCTTGGCATCCTTTTCTCATGTTTTCGGATGTATTCATCTACCAATGTCATATTGATTTCTTTATCAGCGGAACATAAAAGCGGTTCCGGCAATTTATATGGTCTTTTTCCATTCATTCTATATTCCTCCTCTAAAGGTCTTTAGTTTCACTTTGCCCTTTCTCTCCTGCTCAATGGAATATCTAAGCATCGCCATCGCATCATCAAAGAAATTCACTGGCTCGTCCGTGAAAGTATTCGTCTTCTCATCTTTTCGCCATTTCCACTGCTGAATCTCTTTAATCGTATTCACGCAAGACGGATAAATGTGGATCGTGTGCTGCTTCAAATAATCAATCTGCGCCTTTACACTGTTCGGCTCTTTCTTAACCGGACATGCTCTGTATCCTGCTTTTTGCCACATCTTAATCCTATCCGGCTCCGCAGAATCGCAGTACATGATAATTCGCTTCTGAAACTTCCCTTCGGTCAGCTGTATAATCTCGGATGTATCTTTCTCAAATACATACAATTCCCGGCATAAGTAGATATCCCCATCTTTGAATCCAACCTCCCCAATGCAGTTCGCATGGTTGAATCCAAAATCCTGTGAATTTACCATGTAATCGAATCTTTCTGGAGATGTGTCGAACTCCTCGACCACATAATTTGTAAGAATCAAACCGCCTATTTCTCCCCACTCCCCAAGTCCGTAAATCCGATACCCATCCGGATCACGTTCTTTACGCATCATCATGCGTCGGTGATATGCTTCGTCTATGAACCGGTTCTGCAGGTACGTAGACTGGTGTGTGTATACATCATCACTTTTTATGTCGAAATATTTTGCT